CCTGCCTGCACCTTCTTAGCGTAGTCGTAAACCTCATAGCATATACTTTCCTTATTACTTCCAGCTGTGGAAATACTAAAGAAGAGCGGCTGCCTTCTCGCTCCGCTCGCTGTCTTCATTACGTCGTAAAGCTCACGGTTTGGCTGGCTGTGCAGCTCGTCAAATAAAACCGCGTGCGCGTTATAACCGTGGGCCGTGTCGGCGTCAGCGCTTCGCGCTTGTATAAAGCTTCCGTCTTTAGCTACTATACTGTTACGGTATACCTTTACCTTCTCCATAAGTAAAGGCGACTGGAGTACCATTTGCTTTTGAATCTCGTGAATCATTCCAGCCTGCCCGCGATCCGCGGCGCATACTATAATTTCCGCGCCGGGTTCGTTATCGCTTACCAATAAGTAAAGCCCTAGAGCTGCTAAAAAGTTGGTCTTACCATTCTTACGAGGCCAAAAGAGGAAGGCCTCGCGCGTGATGCGCAGGCCGTCCTCGTTTACGTTACCGAATATATCGCTTATAACTTCCTTTTGGAAGGGCTCTAGCTTAAAGGGCTGACGTGCTAGCTCCCCTTTTACGTGGGTTGTAATTCGCTCTATAAACTTTATAACGCGCTCTGCTTTGTGCTGGTCGTACATTGGTTACATTTCTATAATGTCGTCTATATCTAGGGTGCGGCCTTCCGGTCGCTCTAGCTTAGATCTACTCGCAGGCGTTAGCCCAAATTCTATTAACATCATTCTAATACGCCGCCACGCGTCCGCGCTTTGAGCTGCGGCCGGGTGCGGCTTTAGAACCTTGGCCCCGTTAGCTGCGAAGGTTTCATAAATTCGGCCTTCCTTTTGTAGCTTTAGCTCGGCGCTGTACCATTCTTGGTAAGCCATTGCTAAGAGCTCTAAGCTGGTGTCGTCTACCGTAGACAAAAGCCCCATACTATGCAGGTGCCCTACGCTACGCTCGTACATCATTTTACCCTTTGCCTTTAAAAAGCTGGGGGTAGTCTTTGCAGGCTTCGCATTTGTAACCTTTACGGGGTTCTCCGGCGCCCTATCCTTACGCGCCGTGCCCCTTTTCTTTTTTAATTCTTGAGGTATTGGTCTCCTCGCCATTTGTTAAATTTTTAACACTTTGTTATTTTCCGAACTTCCGAACCACAATTGACAACACAAAAACACGGCTTCACGCGTCGATGTACAGCAGAAAAGCTGTTACATTTAGATACCCCCTGGGTATACTATTGCCCGCGCTCGCTTCGGCTCTTCTTATTGTGGCAGCTTGTGCACATAGGTTGTAAATTCTCGTGGCTCCACTTACTGCCGCCTAATCTAATAGGCGTAATGTGATCTACTACAGTAGCTACAGCTGTGCACTCTCTACATAGTGGCTCACCTGCTAACACATAAGCCCGAAGCTTACGCCAGTCTCTACTATTATAGAAGTCGGCGTCTTCTCCTTTGTTACCTGCAAAGGTCTTACGCTTAGCCATCCAAGGCTTAGGCGTTCCTTTCTTTGGTATGTAAGGCATTACTATTTATCTCCGTCGTTAAGCAGTCTACCTACTAGCTCCGGGTTCTCTGCCCGTACAGCGCGTAGGTTCTTACGCTCTTGTACCTTAGCTGCTTGTACCTCTGCCTTTGTGCTGTCGGTACCTAGCTGCTGGAATAGCTTAGCGTTCTCCTCTAGTACCTTGTCTATTACTTTGTTTCTCATAGCTCTATCTTATTTAAGAAGCTACCCTCATCTAAATCTAAGTAGCTTATAGTCTTCGTTACTATCTCTTTATTATTAAAGTCCGTTTGCCTAGGTAGTTCCTTCTTAAACCAGCTTAGGTCTATGTGGGTAAGATCCCAGGCCCAAACTCCTAAAGGCGTAGAGCAAACGTAAATAGGTCTATAGCCTCGGTCTGCTGCTCTATTAAGTAGAGCGCTATACTTCGGCCACTCTATAAGCATTTCGCTATAATGTGCTCGCCTGCATTTAAACTCTACTACTACTTGCGCCTCGTGGCAGATAGCATCGAAGACGCTGTAGCTATCTATAGCTATCTTTAGGTTAGGCAGGTAAGCCTCTTTAAACTTATAGAAAAGGTCGCCTTCAGTCATCGGTATACTGGTTCATAAAACTAACAGCGCTATAAAGTTTCTCGTCTTTAGCTTCTACTCTTATCTCGTTAGCTAGGTTATACTCTCTAGCGTCCCATAACCTGCTAAACTCCTCGAAGCTATCTAAACTAATCCCCTTAAGTCTTCTTCGAGCTGTGAGGCGCGTAGCTTCTCTATATAAGTATTCGTTATTTTTAAGCATCCTTTTAGGTATTTAGTGTTATTAGCTTCGTGTAGTGTCGGTATAGCGGTTAAGTCTCTTACGGGTAGCCTGCTGCCTATAGGCATTCCTACTGCTACCTCTATTATTTTATTTCGCCTTGTAGTACTCATATACTGTACGGCGTCCTTCTCTCTTAGCTAGTAGTACCTCTCTCTTATTTAGTGTAGGGTCAGTACTATAGCTTACGTGTACCCAGTCCGGGTTATTCTCATCTCCAAACTCCCAAATAAGCTGCTTAAAGTCTCTCGTAGTTCTTATATAGTTAAAGAGCTGGGCGTTGGTCTTTCCGTTGTATACGTCGCAGTCTAAGTCTAAAGCTGCGGTCTTATCGTCGCTTATACAGTGGTCGCTCGTTAAACTACCTCCTATAAGCTTATTTAGTTCCTCTCCTCGGTAGCCGCTGGTAACGGCTAAAGGGCCTCCTACATATTGGCGGCAGGGCTCGAATATATTTACTGCGAGCTCCTTTAGTACTTCTAGCTGTGCTATAGTTGGGGTGTTGTCTATACCGTTCTTAATAGCGGTAGCGCTCTTAGTCGCTTCTTTTAGTGTTAAGTGTTTGCTTAGTTTCATTTTATAAAGTTGGTTTCTTCTATGTAGTTAACTATAAAGTGGCGGCTTATGAGGTCGCCTTGCTTCTTCTTGTAGTCTTTGTACTTAGCTCTAATACGCTCTGCGTCCTTTTCATCTTTGGCGTAAGCCCACGTATTTTTAGCTATCTCTATGTACATTATTAAAAGGGCGGTTCTTCCGTGCTATAGTTATCTTCTAAAGCTAAGGATATTTTAGGGTATTTTTCTTGCGTAAAGGTAATTATTTTAGCGGCTTCCATTAAGCTAACTGCTTTACTTGCTTCCCCTTTTTTACACCGCTCTACATCTCGTACGTATTCTATAGCTGTGTTTCTTGTTTTTCCTACGATACTTCTAGCTATTCTTTCTAGGTCGCTAGGGCTAAACTCTTTACCCGCTGGGCCTTCCATCTCTTTAACGCTTATATCTACGTCTCTACCTTGTACGCTAAGCTCTAGATCCGGAAAGCTGGCGTTTCTAGTGTACAGCCCTTCTATATAGGTAGTGAAGCCGTCCTCGCTTCTACTTACACCGTAAACCGTTTCGCTCTTTTGTACTAAGTAGCTACCTAGGTGCCCCTTAGCGCCTCTATCGTTCTTATTCTCGTGTAGTACGGTAGCTAGGTGCAGGTTGAGGTCTGCGCTTATTTTCATAAGGCGACTAACTAAAGCTATGCTTTCCGCTTCTTCGTTTACACCGTTCGCTACATCTACGATACCGTCAATAACTACTAAACTTACTCCCTTTATTCTTTTAAGTACGTACTCTATAATAGCGAGGCGGTCGGCGTTGGTATCTGCTCTACGTAGTGCAAAGTACTTTAAGTACTCCTGGCCTTTCTCTACGGGTATACCGGCTAAGTGTAGTATACGCTGGTTTACCTTCTGCGCGTGGTAGTCGCCTTGCTCAGTATCGAAATAAAGTACAGTACCTTTTACTACACCGGCTTTAAGTAAGCTCTCGTTATACCCTTCTCTTATTGCTGCGGCAGCAAGTGCACTAACAAAGTAACTTTTTCTACTCTTCGCTTTCCCTTGTATTAGGCTTATGTTTCCTGCGGTGCCTAGGGTATAGGTCTCTAGGCCTAGGCGCAGCTCTAGTACGCTTGGGGGGTTGCTTATTTGCTCGGTAGGATCTAGCAGGTATTTAGTTAGTAGGTCGTCCTCGGTAGGCTCTGCGCTCTCTTTGGGTTCGCTTAGTGCCTCCTCGTACTGCTCTACCTCGTTTAATCTCTTTGGCTCTTGGTAACCGTAGCCCTCAGCTTTTAAAGCTCTACCTGCTGCCTTAAAATCGTTACCGTGTTCTAAAGCTGTATAGAGTGCGAAGGGGTTATAAAGTACTTCTGCCTCTAGCTCAGTGCTGGTGCTCCATACCCAAAGCTTACCCGTATCTTTAAAGATCTTACCGCTATCTCTAGCGTCAGTAGTTCCCGGTCTCTTTACGTAGACGTACTTACTATCCTCTCTTACTATCGTCCAGCCGTAGCTTTGTAAGAGCGTTAAGCAGTCTATCTTTTCGTTATAGTCGGCCCAGGGCGTAAGCTCCTCGTTATTGGCTAGAGCTTGCTTAGGTGCTTCGTATCTTATTTCTACTTTAGGCGTCTTATCTAATTCTCTAGCGCAGCTTAGTAGTATATCGCGCTCCTCCGGTGTGATCCACTGTATAGCGCTGGCCTTAGTCTCTAGCTTATAGCCGGGAGTGGGCCAGGCTGCTACTTGGCCTCCTATTCCTCTAGTCTCGTAAGTAACCTCTTTAGCTTCATTCTTTGCGAGCTTTTGGTTTCCCTCTATTACCTCGCATCTATATAGGAAGTGAAACCCTCCGCTAGGGGTTTGCTGTATTACCATTTTAGCTAAGAGGCCGGGGCCGTTAGCTTCTAGTAGTTCTATATACTCTTTAAACTCATTCCCGGTAAAGTGCTTAGCGTCTATATCTAAAACCTCTAGACCGTTATACCCACATACAAGGCCTAAGCTGTCCGTAGTGAATAGATTAAGATCTTCTATAGGTGTTTCTTTGTACTTAGTCCAATCCTTTAAAAGGGGGCGCTTCTGCCCACTTACTAAAGGTATAGGGCTGTAACCGTGTTCTAAGTATTTGCTGGCTGCTGTTTGTGTTGTCGTCATCTTTAGCGTAGTAGTTGCTTCCAGTTATTCTTATAAGGTGTAAACTTGTTTTTTTCGTTACCTAGGTTAAGGTGTATGTTATTACTACTTACAGCGCTGTAGGGTATAATAAAGAAGGTATCTATATACCATATATAGAGCGCGAAAAAGTCTACTTCTTCAGCTGTGTAGTTCTTATAGTTGTAATTAGTGCCGTTGATACGGCGCTGTACCATCGTACTAAAAACCTTAGTAGCTCTATTATCTTTAGAGGCATACTTTACCTGGATCCGATAAAAGCTTTTGCCGTTATCTACTACGCAGTCGTAAGGGTAACCCTCTACAGCTGGCGTAAGTACTCTTAAGTCTAAGCTTATAGCTGTACTTATAAAACGATACTCGGCTAGAGCTCCTTTGTTACGGGTTTTCATCCGATAGCTCTATAGTTATTTGCGCTTCATCTTTTGGAATTTGTTCCGACCATACCAAAAGCAAGCGTCGAAAGTATTTAGGGCTGTCGTCCTTAATCCAACCCAAGGTCTTAAGAGCGTCGCTAGTGAATTTAATAGCGATAATGCTGTTATCCAAATCGTAGCGGTAGCGAACATAAGCAGTAACTCGGAAGCTATTATAAGGAGCTCTTTTATTGTAGCCCAGTTGGCCTTTAATCGTTTCGAGTGCTGCATCCTTAGCTTTTTTTCTTTTTGTCCAATGTGAGCCGGCATAAAAACTGTTTAAGCTAGGTACCTTTCCTAGCGTTAGTACTATCTCTTTATTCTTCCTCATCGCTGCAGTTACAGTCGTAGTAATCGGGGTCGGTAGACTCTCCGCACTTCTCGCAGGTCGTATCTATTCTATACTGGTATTCCTCCAGCTCTCTACTTAGGTAGTCCATAAGCTATTTATCTTTTTGCCAGTTGTATACTAGGTAGGCATTCCACGCTATTAGTATAACTGCTATTACTATATTCTCAATCATTCTCTAGACCGTTCTCTTTAAGATCTCTTAAGCAAAGCTCTATAATTCCGTAGCTGCTCGTAGTACAGTTACACTCTCTCATTTCTCTTTCGTTTTAAATGTTTCTACCACTGGAGCATAACTTTGTACTACTTCCCCTTTCAGCCAAACTGAACCATTAAACTCTTGGTGCATTACTTTGGGTTTCCAAAACTGCCACCAGCGAGGTGAGGATTCAACTACAAAGGTTGTTTCTAATCTGTTCCATCCGTTTAAGGATTCTGTTACTTCAAATTTTGTTTTCATTTTTCTTTTGTTTTAAAGGTTTCGTTGTAGA